ACTTCCTGAATGCCTTGTCTGTAGGTGCGCCTTTAGACCCAACCTTACGCATCTTCTCACCAGAACCAGCGGCTATTCTTTTTCTCTTAGCGTGTATGTTTGCGTATAAACCTTTCATTATTTCTTCAACATTGATTTCTTTTTGCGATAGTTCTTTCTGCCTGCCTCATCACGCAAAGCCTGTATAGCTTCCTCAGCTTGCTCATCGGTAAGCGGCATAGAACGCGCATTCTTAGTTTTTGGTTTCTTTGGTCGTCCTACCTTACTACCGTATGTACCCTTACCTTGTGGCATTTGATTCCCCTGTTATGTTTCACATACTATACAATGTATACTGTAGCGTACATTAAAACGTACGTTTACTACCATTTAGATTTGTTAGCCCAGTATGCCGCAGACATCTTACCCTTGGCAATGTTCTTAGCGTGTCGGGCCTTGAATGATTTACGTCTAGCCTTCTGTTTAGCTGACTTAGGATTAGCCCCTGCACCTGATACGCCCTGTTGTCCATAGCGAATAGTCTTTACTTGATCGCCAGACTTGGCAACAACAACGTGGGACTTAGTAGGATGGTTAGGTGTACGCTTAGGTTTATTGTACCCAGATACGCCAATTCTTTTTAAGAGACTCTTCTTTTCCATGCTCTGATTATACCAAAAAAAGCCCCCGAAGGGGCAAAACAACACTAGGTAACACACATGAAATAGAAAATTATATTTTAGTAATCGTGTTACAGCACGAGTCCTAAGAGTTAGTAATCGTGTTCAAGCACGAATACTAGGGGGTTGTGTAACTCATTAACACAGAATCTATTCTACACTAAACGTAGGGTGATGCAACCTTATCAATGGCCTTGCTCCGTAAATCGTTTAAAAATCCATTAGTCATAACAATCTTTCCTCATGGTATTTAATCAAATCATTAAACTCTTTTAACATATCCCTGTAATCAGCAGTGTACAACTTCTTGATCTTTCTCTTGTCTTGGTGCATCTGCCTAACAAAGTCCTCACCGTACATATCAATCATCCATAGTGTGTACTGTCCTTCAGCACTACCCTTGGACATACCAAAGGCATTACAGCCTTTACACTGGGGGTGGACATTCTCAACCTCTAATGCCCAGTACGAACTACTACCCTTAGCTATGTAGTGACCACCATCACATTCCTTCCAGTGCATTCTCTTATCACAAGATACACATTGAACCATTCCATATTCATCTGCCGCTGAAATCCTTGCTAACTTTTGGATTGCAGTCAAACACTTAGAACGTAATGTTACAGCCATAAATAACCTCATTTTACCATACCCTGTAGGGTAGATCATATTTTTACCTAAACGCGCTTAGAAAGCTCTACAAGCCCTTTAAACGCCCTTCTAGAACCCTTCACGGAGTATACCCTAGCGTTTGTTCTTCTTCTTTCTTTCTTCCCAAAGTTTTTGTTCTTCACTAACCATATTCCACCAACCTCTTGCACATATTCCGATTAGTATAAGCCATGCAATTCCTAATAAAATTTCCATGTTAACTCCTACTCTGTCATGTCTTTTGAAGGGAATGGTATGTGTATACCAGTTCGCTCCACTAAACCCCGATTGATAGCGTCATATACTTTGGCTACTTTGTCAGAGTGTATCTCGGTAGTAGATTCTATGTCATACATGGTGTTTTGAATCTGCTTCCAAAATGTTTTAAATGATTGTTGTGTCCACGGTATCTCAATGTCACCCTTCATAAACTTAGCGTTCATCTGGTGGTAGATACCTGCATCGTTTAGACGTCTAGCCGCCTCTTTGAAATAGACTTCCAGTGCCGCCTGTTGCTTTGGTGATCGCGGTTTACCAAACGTGTATCGAAAAGTAATGTACTGCTTGTCTTCAAACAACTCATCGACAAACTTCTTAAACAATTCTTTCTTCTGTTCAGTGTTTACTGTGTACGCTTCACCCATTAGAGTTTCCTTCTTAACCATTGTGCGCTTATTGATTCAATGCGACTCTCAAATTGATTGCCAAGTTCTTTCTTAACAGCCTGACCTCTTGAGGTAGGTCGAACATGGTGTGAAGAGAAGGTGTCGTTCCTGCCAATTCTTTTCTGTAGCGCATTAACTTTTAGGCCAGTCATTTTAGATAGTTCAACAAGAGTGTAATCTTTACCAGTCTCAAACCCTTTTTTCTCACCAACAAATTTAATCTTTTTAATCTTTAAAAGTTCTCTATGCTTTCGCATATCAGTTAGTTCAAAGTCTTTATCTCTGCAAGACCCTTTGCCTTTTAGCCTAGTAACCACTGTTGATTTAGAAAGACCAAAGGCATCTGCTAGTTCTTGCCATGAGTACATATTCCCAGACGTTAGCTTTTTGTTTTTTCCTTTGTATTCAACAAGTATTGCTTTTTTCATGTAACGCTCCTAACTAAACATTGCTTTCATTTCATCAAGGGCTTTTCGCCCTGCTTCTTGAGTTAGCATTAGCACGTTGTTCTTTGATAAACACTATGCCCTTGTCTATCTCTTCACGACTGAACTTCCCAATAGCTGAAGCGTTCATTCTCTTAGCCGCTATTAACATCTCATCAGGGAAAGTCACGGACATCTTCTTCTCGCCAAAGACAACAGATAACAATCCAAACAAGTAATTAGTTGCCTGCTTTTCCTCTGGTGTTCTCTCTGGTTCAGAAGTCGGCTTCGAGGTTAAGCCACTTACTTCCTGCTGTATCAGTTGATTTAGATTTTTCATGTTGTTTCTCCAGTACTTCGTCTTCCCATCGCTTTTGGTTTAAAAAGGTACTCGCGTGTAGGATGTATGATTTATTATCCTTTCGCCATTCACCTTTATCTATGCGCTCTTGTATGTTGTTAGCAATCAATGTCATCAGTTCTTCATTAGGTTGTAACTTTTCCCATGCTTTTCTTGCCGATTCCTTTCCTGCTTTTCTAGGATAGAAATCCCAAAACTGACTAAAATAATCCTTATTATTAACTGTATTATTAAATGTATTATTAATTGTCTTATTATCCTCCATTATTTTATGGGGAGGGTCCCCATCATTTTGTGGGGAGGGTATACATTTTTTAATGGGGAGGGTATCCATTATTTCATCCATACCCCCTTTGTTAATTCTTATGTATCTTTTAAGGACTTGCTTAGTGCCTTCCTTGTATTCAAGTTGTACTGTAATGTATCCTTTTATCTTAAGCTGTCCTATCCAATTACTAACCGTCTTAGGGTCTACCTCATAGAGATCAGCAAAGTATTGATTCCCTGCCCAGCAATAGCCTTCTTGGTTACATAATGCAGTAATCTCTGCGTACAACAACCTAGCCAGTGGCTTCAAGGTCTTGTCATACCGAACATCAGCGGTCAGAATAGCGAAATAGGATGGCTTCTCCATTACTCACCTACCGCAATAAACTCTGATACCTTAACTTCACAAGCATTAGCTAGTTTAGTTAGTGTCTTCATGTTCGGAGATCGGTGGTTGTTTCTGATTAAACTTAGGGTAGCAATGTCTAACCCTGCATTGACTGCAAGCTGACTTTGATTTAAACGTAACTCATACATAAAATGATCGATTGATTTGTTGATGTCCATAACATTTCCTTTTTGGCGAAAACACCGAGTTAAATAACTATTGAGTGTGAACTGTAAATTAATTTTAATCTCTAGTCAAACTTTTGTTGACATCTAGTTAAGCACAGTCCATTATACTATGACAAACAACAATAGGAGATAGACATGAGACAGTACGAAGACCCAAATAGAACTAACCCACCTGAAGATGGGAACATCTACATTAACTTAATGTTGGAAAGTTTCTCAGATTACGAGAGAGGCGAGTACGATTGCATACATGGTCACGAAGCGGAAGACGGAGAGTCAGATAAATACTATCAAGGGTATGGTCAGCAGTATGCCCACGAACAACAAGTAGGAGCATAAGATGAGTGATGTACATAAGCAAGACATTATACGAGCATTTGATGAGCTTTTTAAAAGCTGTGCTGAAACCGAAAACAACGCAACGGATGAGGAGCTTCCAATGAATTTAGCTTTTGGCTGTGGTGTGTACACTGCCGCTTGCTCAATTATGGGCGAGGATGGGGCCAAGCAATTAGCCGATTTACACCCTCTTTATGCAAGTAAAGAAAGCATAGATCGCCTTAAACCAAAACTGAGGATTGTAAAATGAACACTAGTGAATCAATTAAAAATCTAGCGGCATCTTTATGCAAAGCACAAGCAGAAATGGGCGGTGCAGTTAAGGATAGTAAAAACCCATTCTTTAAGTCTGATTATGCTGATCTAACTTCAGTAATCAAGGCAATTAAAGAGCCGTTTGCAAATCATGGTCTATCATACACTCAGTTTCCAACGAATGATGATGGTAGAATTGGTGTATCAACCTTATTAATGCATGAATCTGGAGAGTATTTAGAGCATTCCTACACGCTACCCACAACTAAAGCTGATCCACAAGCGGCAGGAAGCGCCATTACGTACGCAAGACGGTACGCTTTGCAGTCTATTGCAGGAATTCCAACGGCTGATGATGATGCAGAGTCGGCAATGATTAGGAATAACCAGAGTAAAAATGCTGTACTGTCTGGCGATCAGGCTAAAGAGATCAAAGGGCTACTTGCAGAGCATGGAGTAGATGTTAAGGTGTTTCTAAAGCACTTCAAAGCAACCTCAGTGGATGAGATGTTAGCTATAAATTACTCTAAAGCTGTTGCGGCACTGAATGCAAAGGCTAAGCAATGATCGCCCTAGAGCATCTTCAGGGGAGTGACGAGTGGTTTGCCTCAAGACTGGGTAGACCCTCTGCCTCCATGTTTAATAAGCTGATTACCTCCGCAGGAAAGGCTAGTTCTCAGGCTGATGGTTACATAAATGATCTGATAGAAGAAAGATTGAAGGGTGTTCGTGTCCCTATCTACGTAAATCAGCATATGGAGCGTGGGACAAGGCTCGAAAATGAGGCCAGAGAGCATTACGAGTTCATAACTGAGCAAGAAGTCACAGAATATGGGTTTATACTAGACGATTCAGAAGAGTTTGGTTGCAGTCCAGATGGTTTTGTAGGAGAGGACGGAGGGTTAGAGATAAAATGCCCGACTGATTCCAATCTGATAGGCTATCACAGAAACAATAAATCTTTTATCAACAAATACAAGCAACAAATCATGGGCTGTATGATGATTACTGGGCGTAGTTGGTGGGATTTAATGGCGTACTCTGAAGAACTACCCCACCTTATCGTAAGAGTGGAACGTGATGATGAGTACATAGAGAAGTTGGCGGCTGAAGTACAAAAAGCT